TTAGGAGACTTAGGAGACTTAGGAGACTTAGGAGACTTAGGAGAATTGGTTGATATAGTAATTATTGATAAATCGGTAACCATTATTTTTTTACTTTTTGTATCATCGGGACATATATCACTTGTTTTATAATAATTTATATATTGGCGTGGATAATCAATGCTATAAATAGTATTAAATGGTAATAAAACTTCGGCTTCATTATAATTACTTACATTGTCTATTAATATTATTTTACAACCTTTATTTACTTTAATTCTCATAACGCAGCATTTAGTACTCGCGTAAGCAATAGCAGTTTTACAATCTAAAGTACAACTGCTTAATGTTTCTGATACAAATACGCCATTTGAATAATTTTTTAAATAATAATCATCGTAAACTCCTCTATAGAAAACTAATGTATCCTCAACACTGGGAGCTTTTATAAAGATATTGTTAATATCAATTATATAGTAATTTAATATTTTATTCCATTCAAAAGTATTATAATTTTCTTTAATGTAATTTTCTAATTCTAAACGCGTAAATGATTTATATTTAGTATTTTTAGTGTATAAATATTTTTTAATCTGATGATAAAATAATATGAAATCTCTATTGGTATTAAAGTATTTTTTTTTTACTATTAGTGATGATTTGCGGTTATCATTATAATTAATATCATCTATATCTTTATCAATGTTTAAACCATTTTTTATAAAATAATTTATTATAACATCTCCATCGTGAGTATGACATCTCAATGTATATAATTCTTCATAGCTTAAGTTTTTAATAAAAGTATTCTGTGCATTTATCCAATTAGCATAATGATTTGGACTGGTTGATACATATAATCTATTTATAAATTTCTTATTATATTCATTGTATAATAATTCAATATCTATTTCGTTTTCTCTCCATATTATAGAATCTCCTTCGTGATTTTCAGATAATATATGTGATTCTATCTTTAACGCATTATAGGTAATCTTAGTTTTTGTGTTATTAAATTTTTTAGATAATTCTTGGTATTTTTTATAATATTCGCATAGTAATCTATGCTCTTCGTCCATATATAAATCATTGTCATATTCTATTTTTTTACGAGCTCTATATAAACTTTTTAATAATGGAGTCTTAGTTATTTTTAATGCTTTTGAGTAAATAGACATTTATATTATCTTATAATAAGAGAATAAAATGAAATATCTTTTTATAGATATTAGAAAAAGCGATGAAGCGTATTCAAAACATTTTGGAATGTCAGGTGATTATAAATTTTACAATATACCTATGGAAATGATAAGATTTAACAAAAATACTATTAAAAAAAGCTTAGAATATGTTAATGAAATTTATATAGTATGTCAATCGGGGGCAAGATCTCAATATATTAAAACAAAATATTTCGCAACTGATTATAACATTAAGGTAATAAATGAGCTACAATTTAATAATTTAAATTATGGATATAACACGATAAAACTAAGTAATGATGTTATCAACGTATATGTTGAAGGAAACGCAGGGTTTAACTTTTATAGTATAATGCGTATAATACAAACTCTATTAGGATTACTCATTTTAATATTAGGTGGTATAACATTATTGGAATTAGATGAATGTAAAAAAGCAAATAGTGTGCCATTAATTATTTTGATGCTATTTGGTTTAATGGCACTAATAAATGGTCTAACATCAACATGTACAATATCAATAATTTTACAAGATTATCTTAATTAATATTAGTATTACTAAAAGAGTACATAATTTAATTTTAAAATGTAAAAATGAAAAAGTATAAAAATAAAAAGTTTTTGACAATTATGTACTCTTTTTTTATTATAAAATAATTTAATAAAAAAATGATAATATCTTATGGAAATGATTATAACATTAATTCCAATGGATGTAACGATATATGATAAGTTATATAGATTTTATTTGAAATTATGTTCAATAAATTTCCCCACATGGTATTTAAGTACTTATAAAAATAAAATAATAAAGCACTATAAATTATTAATGGAGCTTTTCGTAGATAGAAATGATATAGAAATCTTTAATGTATTTATATCAAAAATAAGATTTTCGAAAGTATATTTGATACAATCTATTACTAAAATATGGTTTATAAAAACATTTAATTCATTTACAACGATTAATGATTTTATAGATATAGTATGTTCGTATAACGAAATATTTAATGATGGTATCGTAAAAGACGAAGACTATTATAATGAATTTAACAATATACTTAGATATATTGTTAAAAAATATAAAAAATATAAAAGAAAAAACTACATCATATTAAATATAATATAATAACTATTTTAATTATTTATTTTAGAAAGTGCCAATAATAATTTATTTTTTTCTTCCCGAGATAATTCTGGAAAATACTTAGATATTTTAAATTTTACCTTTTGTATTACATAATTATTATAATCATTATGTTTAACAAAATCATGTAGTAATAGATATTTGCGATTATTATAGTAATTTATATTATCTGTTTTATAATATTTATAAAATAGCATACCAGATAAACCACCTATAAAACAACCATATATATATAATAACGAAATCATAATTCTTTATTAAATAATATTATTTAAATATAACAATATACACATCTTGTTTGCTGGAAACCATTAAAATTACTTGAAGCCGCTATAGTATATGCTCCAAAATTTTCAACATATACCCATTCACCTATAGCTAAATCGGGTAATAAACTATCATTTGATATAATATCAATAGAATCACAAGTTGGGCCAAAAACAATTGACTTATACTTAGTATTATCTCTTGAATTATATGGCTGTATCACTGGTATTAAATGGTCAAATATAATACAATTGAATGAACCATATATACCATCATTTAAATAATAAATATTCTCATTATTTTTTGATTTTTTACCAATAATATTAGCTACAAGAGTATGTGATGAACTTACGAAAAATCTACCAGGTTCAGCAATTATATTGATGTTTTCATTATCAAAAAAATCATCAATACCGCGATTAATTTCATTTGCTATTTCTTCAAATGTAGGCGTATTTTCTAAATTATATCCCGGAAATCCACCACCTATATCTAATAAAGTAAATGTAAAATCATAATCATATCCAATATCAAATATAGTTCTAGCGTCAGCTAAAGCATTATAATAAGTTTTAGCATCTAAACAATTACTTCCTACGTGGAATGAAATCCCTATTACATTTAAAAGTAATGATTTAGCTACATTCAAAATATCAGGTATATCAGCGATGCTTGCGCCAAATTTACAATTAAATTTACACACAGATTTAGAATCATCTACGGCAATTCTTAATATTAATTTGGCATTTGGATGGTATAATTTAATTTTATACAATTCATTTATAGCATCAAATGTCATATAATCAATATTTTCCGAGCGAGCATATATTATTTGACTCGATGCTTTACATGGATTAGCATAAATAATATTTTTTGGGTCTGTTCCCTGTGAAATTATTTGACTTATTTCATTTTTGCTCGCACAATCAAACCCTATATTTAATTCATTTAATAGTTTAGTAATTATAGGATTTGGATTACATTTAACTGCGTAAAATGGTTTGACGCGTGGCAAATGTTTAAACCATAGCTCATATTTTTCTATAATTTTCTTAATATTAACTATATAAAAAGCACTTTCATCATAATTATTTTCTAAAAATTTACTGATAACATTGATATTATCATAACCTTCTTCAGACTGCGAAAAATTAGAATATTGAATAAGCTCGGCAAAATCCTTTAATATATTGTCTATATTAACTTCTTTATTTACAATATCCATAGTACATTAATTATATTGTATCTATTTATATATTTTCTAGAAATCCACCTATAATTTATTTAAAAAAAATAATAAAAAAATAAAAAAATAAAAAAATATAAAAATATATAACATATATCACGTATATAAACATGTTAGCATTTACGAACTAGACATAATTGCGATCGTGAATCCAATAATACCACCAATTGAAGCCAGATTGCCAATTAAGCGTCTGTTATTATAAACAACAGAAGAGCTAATTTGCATACTATTAACAATACTATCGCTAATAGTATCGGGAACACTAACATAATTTTTGATTTTTTCAATATAATCATATAAAATATTGTCTTCACAACTAATCCCACCAACACTTGTATACGCATATGCTCTGTTATTATTACACGCGATACACTTACTCGCCCCCGTAATGTTGTTATAATATCCTACATCGCACTCAACACATTCATTATCCTTTTCATAATATCCAATAGGACATTTGGAGCATTTATTGTTAGAGATCACGGAACCACGAGGGCATATGTCGCACATATCCTTATTATTCGCTTTACCAGCATACTCTCTTTTTTTCTCATCACACGTGATACAACTTTTTAAATATGTGGCATAAGGATTGTTACCCACAACACTTCCAATAGGGCAAAGCGTATGAATATCATCGCTATTATCGCGAATACAATATGTTCGGGCTTCGTTTGACTTAAACCCTTCGGGACAATGAAGACATGTGGTATTTGTCTTAGTGCGATAATAGTTCATTTCGCATTTGTCGCAAATAATTTCTGTAGAATTGTAGATATCTTGTACGAACGAATATCCAGGCTCGCAAGTAGTGATAGTTATGAGACCACGCATTTTATCAATCTCATCTAGCACACTATTGTGCTTAGAAATCGCATCATCCCTTTCGGTTTGAATACGATGTCTACAACTACATGACCTTCCAGGAGTCATGCGAGTGACGACACGACGAGCATCACCAAATGCCGCGAAAAGAGCAATGAAAGAAATGAAACAGATTTTGTTCATCTTTAAAAAAACAAAAAATATAAATAAATCAATTTTTTATCATATTATAACATTTTTATTCTATCTATCTATTTATCTATTTATCTATCTCATTCTGTCTCTTACAGCTACTAAATCTAAATCCTTAACTCTATAATTCTCTTTTTTTTTATTAGGCAATTCTCTTTGAATAATAAACGGAAGACGTCCTTCAGTTAATTCTTTTAACGCAATTTGTCGCAATTCCATATTAGTAGTTACATTTCCGATATTTTTTATGAAAGGTGTAGCTCC